GGTTTACTCGGACAGCGCATTGAGACTAATTTGCCAGCCGGATAGCACGGCGACCGCGCTCCCGCAACTCTACATTGAGTTGTGTGACGCGTAATGGACGACTGGATCGAGATTGACTTTCTGGCGGAGGCCGGGGGCTGGGTCGCCGGAGCGATTGGCGAAGTTGCCGACGCGTTCTCGCGCAAGCGCCCAAGACGGTTTGGGTGGAAGACGCGCAATGCCTGGAGGTTAGACAAGGACAGAGAGGAAGAAGAGGCGAAGGTCCGCGCTGCCAAGCGTACTCGGAGGAGCGGGTGAGCAAGCACAAGAGACATAAGAGCGGCTTGGTTGGCGGAGCGCCAAAGCAACAGATTGTCAAAAAGCCGAAGGTGCCGGACGTTGCTCTGGTAGGGGGCGGGTTGGAAATCCCCGCAGCCCTGTTGGAGAAGGTCAAAGAGACTCACAGGTGTCCGGCATGTAACGGCCCGGTTCAGGTCAACGAACACAAAGAGGGCAAACCTCAAATTCAGGTCTCCGGCGCCCATTTGTGGGAGAACCTGAAGCCCGAAACACCGGAACTGTTGGCAAAACTTAGGGAAGAACGCAAGGGCAAGAAGACCCTCTGCATTCTCGGCACAAGTCCGGATAACTGCAACCTCGCGCCGTGGGGCGAAGGTCTAGATATGTGGGGCGTGAATGATGGTCATAGATTGGCCTACATGGAACCCCACTGGAATGAAGTTACTGGATGGTTCCAGATTCACCACCGCTGGCGCTGGAACATGCCGAAGGAGGTTCCTGGTTCCGAGAGGCTGAGGTACGGAAGCCAACACTATGACTTCCTGACGGCAAAGGACCTGACGTTCCCGATCTGGATGCAAAGACACTACGAAGATGTCCCGAGGTCGGTGGAGTACCCATTTGAAGAAGTCGTCAAGCAAACGACCATGAGGAAGATGTGGCGAGGATCACAGTACCTCAAGAAATACTTCACCTGTTCGTTTGCCTACATGATGGGACTCGCATTGAGTGACATTCCCGGCTTTCCTGGTCCGTATGACAGGGTGGAACTCTACGGCGTTCAACTGTTGCAGCAGGTGGAATACACCATGCAGCGACCGAACACGGAGTTCTGGCTTGGGTTGGCGATTGGCAAGGGAGTAGAAGTCTACGTTCCCTCAAACTCGTATGTTCTCTCCGGAGAGACCTATGGCTACAGGTTTCCCCACGGGAACCCGATGCTGGGACAGTTCGATGAGGACAACGTGGGTTATTGGGACTGGGACGACGGAGTGCCGGACTTTGGGTACAGGGACAAGATAACGTGGGGATAGACGTTCCCCTTTTAGCAAGAGAAGATAGTCCCGACGGGTTCGACCTGTTCTATCTTGCCATTCACAACAAGCCCATGCCCGCTCACGCGAGCAAGTGGGTGGACGAGTTGTTTGCTGCAAGGCAGAAGGACAAGGGGCTTGTTATTGAAGCCTTCCGCGGGTCAACCAAGTCTACGACCATGATTACCTTCGTGGCGTGGAGGATTGGACTACACCCAGAGTTCTCCAACCTGATTATCCAGGCAGGCGATGACCGCGCCATGGACACGGCGGCGAAGATTGCGGACATCATCGAGAATAACGCCATTTGGAAGGCGGTCTTTCCCAATGTGACACCCGATAAACCTTTGGGATGGGGGTCACAGGGTTACGAGGTCAAGAATGAAAACTACCCCTATGATGAGTGGAGACGCATCTGTTCTGACAGACGAGACCCCTCCTTTGTCGCCATGGGATACAAGTCCGAGGGAATCATCGGAATGCACCCCTCTGGGGTACTCCTGGTCGATGACATTCATACAGAAGAGAATACTTCTTCCGATAGGGAACTGGCTAAGGTCCGAAAGATCGTCACGGGTACTATCTTTCCCACAAGGCGACCGAACAACCCTTGGACGATCTTTATCGGGACACCGTGGGTAGAGAACGACGTTCTACAGGCCGTTAAAGGGACGGGGGAATATATCGTCCTGAGGACGCCTGTTTACGACAAGGACAAGAAGCCGACCTGGCCCGAGTTCATGGATGTGGACCAGATTGAGAGCGAGCGGAGACAGGACATCACGGGAGGCGCGGAGTTCTCCAGAATGTTTCTGCTTGACCTGACGGCCATGGAGCGGAGGGTGTTCAGTTACCAGCCGTTTCCCGGCCATCTTATCAAGCCGGAGTGGCCGATAGTTGGCGGCGTGGACTACGCCGGTGTTGCAGACCCTTCCAGACGCAACCCGAACCAATCGCACTTCGCTTTAGCCTATGTGGCTAAGTTGCCCGGCGGAGGCGCGGTTGTGTTCGATGGCGTTTTGGAGCAATGCACACAGGCAGAGTCGGAAGAGTACGTCCGTCAAGCGCAAGATATGTTCCCTGACTACATCCAATCTGTAGTTGAGGGAGACGGGAAGGGCGAGGAGTTCTACCAAGTCTTGTATCGCCACCCCGATTTGAGACTCCTTCCAATGAAGACGGGAGGAAAGGGGAAGGCCGAGAGACTTGTGAGGCAGATGGGGCCATGGTTAAGAAGCGGGCGTGTTCGCATTTCTGACGCCGAGACGAAGTTCCTGTCTGCGCTAAGGCACTTTCTCAATGTGTACCCGAATGTGAGCGAACACGATCCTGGCTATGATGCGGCGGATGCCGTGTATTGGGCACTTCGTGGAATGCCGGATGTACTTGTGATGCCCAAGCCGGAAGAGGAGCTTCCTCCGTTCTTCCGAACCAAGAAGGAGACCAGTAACCCGTTCTCGGGGCTGGCGGAGCAACGTCTATGAAAGAGATGCAGTGGTTCCTTGACCGCGCGGACGAGTTGATCTCGCGCGACTCGGGACTGAGAGACATGCAGAGTGCGATGGACAGGATGGCGAGGTTGGAATACAACCTGCCGCCAAGTCTGCAAAACCTTGAGTGGATGCGGACAGTAAGAACCACCGCGCCAGCAGATGCGATTGATGCGGGTATTAAGGTCCTGTCTGGTTTGGACGAGAGGCTGAAGATCGACCCCGTGTCTGTTCTCAAGGGACTGAATGTTCAGCCCAACTCGGAAGCCGCCAAGATGAAGGCGAACGAGTGGGAGACGGCCCTTAAGTGGCAGATGGACCTTGCCGCAAGACGAAGAGGTGTCTTTCGGGATGACATCATTCGTTCTGCCCTGATGTATGATGAAATTGTTGGGCAGGTCGTCCATTTGCCAAGTCAGATCAAGTCGGTTGAGGCGCTTGGCGGTAACGCACAACGCTACAAGTCGGCTATGAGGCACGGGCAGTTTGCAGTTCTGTTGAGGAACCCACAAACAGTCCACGTTCGGTATTCAGACTTAATGGCGGAAGCCGTGTTGTCTGCGGTCGTGATGGAAGCGCAAGCGATTGTTGATTTCTGGGGCGACAAAGCCAGGGGCATTGCGAAGCAGATTAAGGACGAAGAGATTGCCCCCGATGAGTCTCTCATTCTGTTTGACTACAGCGACTTTGACTCAAGGGCGGTGTGGGCGTGTCCCGGTGAAGACGACACGAGTGTTGACTGGGACAAACGATGGGTCATCATGGACCCTGAGGAGAACAAGCTCCCATTTCTTCCGTGGGTGTCTGTGATTGGTGGAACCAACCTTGCCTCCGCACCAGAAAACCAGAGATTTCCACTCTTGTATAAGGTCTATGCTGCCGAGACGTGGCTGACGGCAAACATCACGGGTTCACTCACCATGAGTCAGGCCATTGCCACGGCTGCACAGCCTCAGTTGACGGTAGAGGGCGCAAACACACAGGCCGTAGAAGTCGATTACACCGTTCCTGGGGGCAGGATTGACGTACCGCCGGGTCACAAGGTCGCCCAGTTGACCCAGCAACCCCTGAATCCGGCCCTGAGAGAGGCGTACGACAGATTTGTGTCCGATATGGCCCGTTCGACGGTTCCGAGCGTCCTGATTAGTGCCGAGTCTATGCCGGGTGAAGCCTTCAGTGGCTACAACCTGAGGGTACAGCAGGCCATCGGGTCTTTGCTGAGATACAAGAAGTTGGGAGAGCGGTTCTACGAGAGTGTTTACAGGCAGTTCCTTTATTGGTGCGAGAAGTCCGGAGATAACATCGGTGGGTACGGTGGAGAGAAATACTACGAGATTGACTCTGAAGACATCGACCCCGATGAAATCTACCTGACTGTTGAACTCACACCAGATGTTCCTCTTGATAGGATGCAGAAGATCAACTCTGCCGTGATGATGTCTCGCGAGTTGAAGTACCCGGCAGCGAAGATTCTTGAGGAACTTGGAGAAACTGATCCCCAGAAGGCGATGGATAACTGGGCCAAGGAACAGTTCTACCTTGCCGAAGTTGCCGGACGGGCGCAACTCATTCAAGCAGAGTATCAGGCGCAGGCGCAGTCCGTTATCGCACAAGCCCAAATGGCCGTCCAGATGCAGGCTCAAGCCGCCATGCAACAGCAGACTGGCCAGCCCATGCAACAGCCGACACCAGGTCAGGGAATGGGGATGGAGGGATTACAGGGCATGGGGCAGGGGATGAACCCAGAGATGATGGGCACCCCTCCGGCGCAGGCTGGTCCAGCACTTAATGTCCGCGAGCAGCAAATGGGGCAAACAAGAATGGGTGAAGAGGTGATCTAATGCTCACCCAGAGAGATGCGGACATCGCC